GATGGCAGACAGTAACCTAACAACACAAAAACAACAAGTATTTGATTATGTGAATGCATTCCTTGGTGGAGGAATGGTTGACGTTGAACTTGATCCAATTCACTACGAAACTGCACTTACAAAGGCTTTGACCAAGTATAGACAACGCAGTGAAAACAGTGTTGAGGAAAGTTATGTTACTTTGCCGATTAATACTGATCAAAACGTTTATGAGTTACCACAAGAGATAATTGAAGTTCGAAAAATTTATAGACGCAGTGTTGGTAGTAGATTAGGCGGTAGTGCAGACGGCGGCAGTTTGTTTGAACCATTTAATTTAGCTTACACAAACACATATTTGTTGGCAGGTAGTGGTATTGGTGGATTGGCAACTTATGATTTCTTTGCACAACAACAAGAATTAGTAGGACGTATGTTTGGTAGTTTTTTAGAATTTAAATGGAATCCAACAACTAGTAAATTGACAATCCTACAACGTCCAAGAGCCGAAGAAGAAGTTTTGCTTTACTGTTATAATTATAGACCAGATATGCAATTGCTTGATGATTACAAAGCAGCACAGTGGATAAAGGATTATACACTTGCAAGTTGTAAATATATGCTAGGTGAAGCACGTAGTAAATTTGCTACTATTGCTGGCCCTGGCGGCGGAACCACTTTAAATGGAGATAGCCTTAAAGCAGAAGCACAACAAGAAATGGAAAAACTAGAAATGGATCTAGCAATGGCTGTTGCAGGCGGCACAGGCTATGGATTCTTAATTGGTTGACAAACTATTACTTTTATCATAATATAAATTATGAATAAAAAGAAGCTGTTGGTAATCGGGCATGGCAGACATGGTAAAGATACTGTTTGCGAAATACTTCGAGACAAATATGGATATAGTTTTGACAGTAGCAGTGCGTTCTGTTCTAAACTATTCATATATGACTTATTAAAGAAAAAATACAACTACGATAGCGAAGAAGCATGTTACGCTGATAGACATAATCATAGAACTGAATGGTATAATGCTATTAGTGATATGAATTCAAAAGACGCTGCAACACTAGGTAGAGCTATTTTTGCAGAACACGACATTTACTGTGGACTTAGAAACAAACGTGAGTACTTTGCTATGCGTAACACAAATGTTTTTGATTATGCTATTTGGGTTGACCGAAGTGACTATTTGCCTAAAGAATCTAAAGACAGTATGACACTAGAACCTTACATGGCCGACTTTTTTATTGACAACAATGGTACACTCGACGACTTAGAATTCTGGGTTGATGAATTGTACAAAGGACAGTTAACTACGTAGTTAACCCCTCAAAACCGCTATTTTCCACCAGATCTGCTAAATAACATTATACAAGATAATGTTTAGGAGAAACAAAGATGGCATTAGTATCACCAGGTGTAGAGGTCCAGGTAATTGACGAGAGTTTTTACACTCCCGCTGAGCCAGGTACAGTACCTATTATATTTGTCGCCACAGGCGAGAATAAACAAAATGGTGCAGGAACAGGAATTGCTCCAGGTACCACAAAAGCAAATGCTGGAAAACCATACCTACTAACTTCACAGCGTGAACTGGTAGATACATTTGGTGATCCAACATTCTATGTTGATAACAACAATAATCCAATACATGGCGGAGAGCAAAACGAATATGGATTGCAGGCCGCATACTCATATTTGGGTGTAAGCAATAGAGCTTATGTTGTACGTGCAGATATTGACTTAGGCGCATTAAATGCAAGTTCAACACCAACCACAGATAATCCTGATAACGGAACATATTGGTTAGATACCGGTGTTTCTAGATACGGAGTTTTCGAATGGGATGGAAGTGCATTAGCAATTACAAACATAACAGGACAATCGTTTAGAGTAAAAGATCCTATTGTTATTACAGATAGCACACAAGCAGACGAAAGCACTTACGTACCTTTAGGTAGTGTAGGTTCGATTGGGGATTATGCATTAGTAGCTCTAACAACCATTCCGACACTCTACTACAAGTCAGCAGGTAACGGTTTGACTGTGCAAGCTGGAGACTGGGTAAAAATTGGCAGCGGTAACTGGAAAGCAAGTTGGCCAACAATTGAAGGTGGGACAATTACAACGTTTACAGCAGGTAATACTGTAACACTTGACGATGGCGCATTTTCAGGAACACTAACTTTAGTTGGTACAACGGGTAGTGCATTTGTTAGCGAGTTTAATGCAGCGTTCTCAAGTGAAGGTTTCTCAGCGCAGATAGTTGATACTATTCTTTATATTTACAGTGATGGTACACACGATTCAGTTTTAATTGGTGGCACAGCATTGACAGAAGCAGGAATTACAGCTGGTACATACTATGCTCCTAAACTTGAAGCTGCGCCTCATACTAGTATTCCAGAATTTAAATCAGGCGACACAAATCCACGTCCAACAGGAAGTATTTGGTTAAAAACAACATCGCCTAATTCAGGTGCAGACTGGTCAGTAAAAGTTTTCAATGGTGACACAGAGTTATGGGAATCAGTAGATGCTCCAATTTACAAGAGTAACCATGCAGCTATAAAAGAATTAGATTTGTCAGGCGGCGGTGCAAACTTAATTTCAAGCGATTTGTATGTAATGACTAATGTAAGCGAAAATGCAGTAGGTAGTGAGTTAGCTGATTTCACAGTTTATAAAAGAAATGGTGCCGGTGCTACAACCGTAACTAGTGCAGTGGTAAAAACTGCAACTCTAACTGCAACTACTTTTAATTTTACAATTCAAGAATCATTAAAAGGCAGCGATATATTAACAACACCAGTAAACGTATCATTTACTGCAACCGGTGCAAGCACTGATGCAGAAAAAATGGCTACTGCAATTAACGCAGCAGGATTTACAAATGTTACAGCAGGTGTTACATCGGCTAACAAAGTAACCATTTCACATAGACTAGGCGGAGAAATGAGATTTGCTGATACCGACGGTGCATTAGCAGACGTGGGATTCGTTGCTTATGATTATGATGATAATTCGGGTACTGCAAACTTCTACGATACTCCAGATGGAGCAGCAAACGAATATGTTGCAAGTTTATGGAAAGAATTAACCTACGTAGCAAGCGATGATGCTCCAACATCTTTAGCAGCAGATGGCGCCCTTTGGTACAGCAGTGTAATTGATGAAATTGATCTTATGGTACACAATGGATCAAAATGGGTAGGTGTGTTACACACAGACTCTCAGTTCTATGATGTTGATCCGGCAGCAGCACCAGATCCAGAAGGTCCTATTGTTAGTGCAACAGAACCAGAAGATGGTGACCGTTCAGACGGCGGTGATCTTGTCACAGGCGATATTTGGGTAAGTACAGCAGACATAGAAAACTTCCCAAGAATTTATCGTTGGAACAATACACTTAATGAATGGCAAGAGCTTGATACAACAGATCAAACCACAGAAAATGGTGTTCTATTTGCAGATGCACGTTATAATACAGCAGGCGAAAATAGTGGATCAGCAGGCGATATTGTTGATATGATTACAAGTGATTATGTTGATCCAGACTGTCCAGATCCAGCACTATATCCAAAAGGTATGATGTTGTGGAACTTACGTAGAAGTGGCTTTAATGTAAAACGTTTTGAACGTAACTACATTGACTTAACAGCTGATAACATACGTTTTGGCGATGAAGATATGTCAGATTATTATCCACACCGTTGGGTTACTGAGTCAGCTAATGAAGCAGACGGATCAGGTAGTTTTGGACGTAAAGCACAACGTAAAGTTGTTGTACAAAAACTACAAGCGTTGGTTAACGAAAACCAAGACATCCGCGACGACGAGTCACGTATCTTTAATTTAATTGCAACACCAGGTTATCCAGAGCTAATTGGCGAAATGATCACACTAAACTATGACAGAGGATTAACTGCATTTGTTGTAGGTGACTCGCCAATGCGTTTAACACCAGATGCAACTTCTTTGAATGAATGGGCAACAAATGTTAATACAGCAGTTGAAGATAATGACAACGGACTTGTAAGCAGAGATGAATACATGGCTGTATACTATCCAAGCGGATTTACAAGTGATAACGCTGGTAACAACGTAGTTGTACCTCCGAGTCATATGGTACTACGTACAATTGCATTAAACGACCAAGTTGCTTATCCATGGTTTGCACCGGCAGGTACGAGACGTGGCGGCGTAACAAACGCAACATCAACAGGTTATATCAATAACGAAGGTGAGTTTGTTGCAGTTGCACTTAACGAAGGTGTAAGAGATACACTGTACTCAAACAACGTAAACCCAATTACATTCCTAACAGGTGCAGGGTTAGTTGTATTTGGACAGAAAACTCGTGCAAGAAATGCAAGTGCATTGGATAGAGTCAACGTTGCAAGACTAGTTGTTTACTTACGTAGTCAGCTAAACCAGTTAGCAAAACCATACTTGTTTGAACCAAATGATAAAATCACACGTGATGAAATCAAACAACAAGCAGAAAGTTTACTGGTAGAACTTGTTGGACTTAGAGCATTATATGACTTCTTGGTTGTATGTGACGAAACCAATAACACACCTGCTAGAATTGACCGAAACGAGTTGTATGTAGATATTGCTATTGAACCAGTAAAAGCAGTAGAATTTATTTACATTCCGCTTCGTATTAAAAACACAGGCGAGATCGCAGGTCTTTAATATCATAAAGTAGGGGGTCAAATAAAAACCCCCTACAAATGATAAATACTTGTGTATTAAGGAGAAACAATAGATGGCAATCTCAACTCTATTAAATTTAACAGTACCATTAGCAAACGACACTACTTCAAGTAGTCAGGGTTTGTTGATGCCAAAACTAAGTTACCGTTTTCGTGTAACATTAGAAAATTTTGGTATTACTGGAAACACAACAGAACTAACAAAACAAGTAATTGACGCAACAAGACCTAATGTCCAGTTTGAACAAGTTACATTAGATGTTTATAACAGTAAAATTATGATGGCAGGGAAGCATACTTGGCAACCTGTAACTATTAATTTACGTGATGATATTAACGGCAATGTTCAAAAACTAGTTGGCGAACAGCTACAGAAGCAGTTCGACTTCTTTGAACAAGCAAGTGCTGCAACAGGTCAAGACTATAAGTTTACACAGCGTATTGAAGTCTTAGACGGTGGAAACGGCGCAAATACTCCACAAGTACTAGAAACCTGGGAATTATACGGTTGTTATCTAAACCAAGTTGATTATGGTTCAATGTCATATTCAACAAATGATCCAATGCAAGTTACATTGAACATTACATATGATAACGCAGTCCAACTTAACGTTGGCGTAGGTACACCTAACAATTTCCAAGATAGAAACAGTGAAACAGGCACAGGTGCTACAGGCGGCGCAGCTCTTTAATACTTAATTGAGATTGCTACAAAAAGGGAGTCTTTGAAGACTCCTTTTTTAATGAGATAAATACAGTATGGCGTTGAATAGTTTTTATGATAACTTTAGTGGACAAGGATCTAACAAAGGAATAATGGGCGATTTTGCTCACGCTTCTGCTTTGTATAGACGCAATAATTTTCGTCTTGCTCCTAAAACTAAATTTTTATATCATGTTGTTATAGACGTTAATACTACAGCACTAGCAACACTAGGAAGTAGTGTAAGTAGTTTATTAAATAGAAGAGAATTTAATCTACTTGCAAATGCAGCCGATTTGCCACGATATACAATCGAAACAGAAACACTAAACCAATACAACAGAAAAAAAGTAATACAAACAAAATTAAATTATAATCCAATTAATATAGACTTTCACGATGATAATGCAGGCTTGACTACTCTATTATGGGAAGCATACTACAGATATTATTACGAAGATGGTAATTATGATGATCAAGGCGGCCGTCCTAGAGCCTATTATACAAAATTGTATGATACTGAAAATGCAAATACATATAGACACGGATTTAACAGAAAGCGTACAACTGATGTTCCATTCTTTAATAGTATTACAATACATCAAATACATCCACAAGATGTAGAAAGTACTTTTACAAGTTACACACTTGTAAATCCTTTGATTTCTGAATGGCAACACGATAGAGTAGACCAAACAGACGGATCCGGCATGATGCGTAATACTATGGTGTTAGATTATGAAGCGGTTTTATATGATCGTGGAGATACTTCGCCGCTAAATATACAAACTTATGGAGATATTTCTCATTATGATACAACACCAAGTCCGTACTCTAATACTACATCTAACGGTGTAGGCGATTTAATAGGAGATGTCGGTTTTTGGTCTGAAATATTTCAAGACATTTTATCAAATACAATTACATTAACTGATTTTAACACCCAACAAAATCAAAATAATTTGCCTTTTCCTGTAACAAACACTAGCACATTTGAACCTATTCCGTTTAATAGTACCAATTATTTTCCTAGTAGTAACAATACTTCATCTGCTACAAACGCTCAACCTATTAATACTTTACTTAATGATTTAAGTTTAAGTGATCAAGAGTTTTTAAGACAAATTTCAAACAATCCCAAAAAACTAGCAGACTATGCTGCAAAAGAAGCACAATTATCAATTGCTGTATCTAGTGGCTTGAACATACAGGAATCAAAAGATTTTTACAATAGTTTAACACCCAATGTTAAATCCCAAGT